CACAAAATAACAAATATGTTAAGCTATACTTTTATTATCCCAATATTACCTATGATATATCAAATGGTTGAAGATGGAAGTACTGAAAATGTGGATTTGAAACAATTAGCTATCAGAATTATTAGTTTTACAGGTTTAACACTTTCAGGTATCATCTTCAAAGAATTATTATCCAAATTAGTTAAAAGATTCAAATCATAATATTTGAGTTTTCAAGATTTATATTTTATCCTTAAATCAAAAAGGATAAATTATGCAAAAATTCGACTTTAAGGACATTACACTAGTTCCTGAAACAATTTCCACAATATCATCAAGAAGTGAAATTAATATTTTCACACCAGAGGGGTCTCTCCCAATCATAGTTAGTCCAATGGACACTGTAGTTAACAAAGAAAATTACGAAATATTCCTAGATGAAAACCTTGAGGTATGTTTACCTAGAGGTGAAAGGCCATACTACGACAATACATTTTGGTCAATTTCTTTATCAGACTTTGAATTAATGATACATAAACATAAAACTTATGGTACTATGGTTCATCAAAAAAGGATATTGGTTGATATTGCAAATGGTCATATGTCAAAACTATATGACTTGTGTAAGTATTTCACTGAAAATATGAAAAGTACAAACCAATTAATGATTGGAAATATTGCAAATCCTAATACATACGAGTTATTTGCCGAACTTGGTGTCGATTATATTAGAGTTGGTATTGGTGGTGGTTCAGGATGTTTAACTTCAGCAAATACTGGTGTGCATTATCCAATGGCTTCTTTAATATCAGAGTGTTATAACATCAAAAAGAAAAGAGGTTATACAACAAATATTGTTGCTGATGGTGGATTTAGAAACTATGATGATATTATCAAAGCATTAGCCCTTGGTGCCGATTATGTGATGTTAGGTGGAGTATTAAACAAAACATTGGAATCTTGTTCTCCTGTTTATTTAGGTAAACTCATTCCATTAAATGAAAATACCTCCAAATATGTTTGGAATAATTTCAAATTCCTTAGAAAGTTTATGTATAAGAAATTTAGAGGAATGAGTACAAAAGAAGTACAAAGAAAGTGGGGTAAAAATAAGTTGATTACATCTGAGGGTATTACGAAATACAATAAGGTAGAATATACATTAGATAAATGGATTGAAAATCTTGTAGACTATCTAAAATCAGCAATGTCTTATACTAATTCAAAAACACTTGAGGAGCTCAAAGAAACCGAATATGTGTTTATAACAGAAAATGCTTTGAAAAGATTTAATAAGTAATATCAAACAAAGGTAATCAGGACTTTTAATTCTTGATTACCTTTTATTACTCTATGATATACACCTTCAGGTATATAATACTTTTCACCAATAACTAATTTTTTAGGGAATTCGTTGTCCATTTGTAAAAACCAATCATCCCCATCCAATATTTCAACTAATCTATTTTCCCTATCACGATGCCATTTTAATTCCTCATCGTCAACATCAGGTGAAAATGTTCTTAATCGTTTATTACCAATTATTTCTTGTTCGAAAGGTAGTTTTTCCATTACCAACTAGCACTTGACTTTAAACCCAATTTTTTTGCGTGTCGACCAACATTACAACTCCAATAACCAGCAGTTGTTCTATCTTTCTTTTGGTCACACTTATGTCTTGCTCTAAATGATTTTGCTGCTTTTGGATTTCTATTTCTCACCTTTAGGTTGGGGTCACCAAATGTTACTTTCTTGATTGTTCCTTTTGGTGTTTTAACATATACCGCAAACTTTTTAGGTCCTCCTGGTGTTCTAAATGGTGAATTAAGTTTAACATTTTTTCCGTGATGTTTTGCTTCAAACAATAATTCTTCAACTTCCTCTTCATACATTGGAGCATCTAACCATACCTCATCCCCATTTTCTAATAAAACTTTTTTACCTAAATCTGACTCAACCAACCAAGTGTCCTCTTCATTCAATTCTATTTTACCATCATAATATAAGTTTCTTACCTCATTAATTAACTTAAAATATTTCTCAGAGTATATTCTAAAAATATTTTCATTCAATGGAATCTTATTTTCCAAATGATATTTTAAATCCTCAGAAATCATACAATGTTCAGTCAATTTCATTACCGGATTTAGTGATTCTCTTAGAACTTTCTTTATTAAGTTATCTAACTTGGTACTCATATATTTTGTTTTTAAAATAAATATCCTTATATTAGTAATGATATTTTATAATCACAATTAATAAATGACTATGTTACTAATTTTATTTTTAATCGTTCATACCTTTATAAGAATATACATTTTTGCTAAAGTATTTTATCTAATGTGTATGACTTATTATTATCCCGAAACATATCCTATTTCATTATTAACTTGGTGGATTTATTTTTTAATTTTTGATATATGGATTGACCATTTATTGAATAACAAAAAAATAGAAAAAGTAATAGAAAAAAAAGATGAGTCCATCGATTGAGGGATTTTTTTATTTTGTTAATCTTGTTATATTTATAAAGAAAAAAGTTTATGAAAGGTTACAATATAAAAGAATCTAATATACGTAAAGTTATCCGACAAAAATTAATGGAACAAATGGAAACGTCTGAACCAAAGGAAGAAAAAAAAGTTAGATGTGTTCCTGAAAATATTATGCCATTGGAGGAAATTGTAGGAAATGCTGGAGAGTATGTAACATACGCACCTGGTGTTACAAAAAGAAAAATGGGAGTTAATTCTATGGTAGATACTTTAGGTATTTTGAATAATTTAAGATTATTCAAAGACATCAAAGATGGTGGTTCTCACTTAGCTTACGATATGATGCACCATTTAAATAAGTTCAGAAACAAAAATTATTACGATGAAACAACAGGTGGTTGTAATAAAGCTATGGACAAAATTATTGAATTATACAAAGAAAACGAACACGGAACTGAACTTGTTAAAGATATTGAGAGAGTTTTAAATCTTCAAACTAAAGATGATGAATTAACTCCATCACCAAGAGCGAAAGAATACCTGAAAAGAGCTTTGGCTTTAGTTAAAGGTGAATAATCTAACCTCTTAGGAGGACTATTAGGACCGTTTGCTGTTACGGCAACAAAAAAAGAGGACATCGCTACGTCCTCTTTTTCTTTTATATCCTATTTATTAAGAAAATTTACTATGAAAAACAAACTATTTTTCGGATGGGAAAATATTAAATGGTTAATTAGAGAAGTTACTAATATGTATTCATCTAAAGAATCATTTTTTTCCAAAAAAAGGATTGAGTCCGGAATCGCTTTCATCATTGCACAATGGGGAATGATTTTCTTTTTATTAGAAAAACATTCAGTTCTAACAATGACTGATTTGATTATGTGGGCAGGTGTTGAGTTTGCAATCTCAGGTTATATTATTCACCAAATCCAAAAAGAAAAGAAAACTGAAGAACAAAAAGAAGAAACCCCCAACGAATAGTCAGGGGTTTTTTGTTTTACTTTACTTCTTCAAACTCTACATCTGAACCTGTAAAACCATCAGTGTTTTCAGTTTGTTCACTCACATTACTATAAAGTTCTTGGGTAATTTTTTGCATAATTGAATTAACATTATCTAACGCAGGGTCAATTTTTTCAATTTCACCAGTGTTTTTAGCCTCTTTTAATTCCTCCAAACCTTTTTTAACTTCTTCTTTGTGTTCATCAGAGATTTTTTCATCCAAATCCTTCAAAGTTTTCTCAATATTAAAGATTGTACTATCAGCCTCATTGATTTTTTCAGCTTTTTCTTTAGCTAATTTATCACTTTCAGCATTTTCCTCAGCTTCTCTCTTCATTCTGTCGATTTCTTCTTGTGAAAGTCCAGATGATGACTCAATTCTAATCGTTTGTTGTTTGTTTGTTCCCTTGTCTAAGGCCGAAACATTGATAATACCATTTGCATCGATGTCAAAAGTAACTTCGATTTGAGGAATACCTCTCATTGATGGTGGAATACCATCTAAATGGAATCTACCAATAGTTCTGTTGTCTTTTGCCATTGGTCTTTCACCTTGTATTACGTGAATTTCAACAGAAGGTTGATTATCTACCGCAGTTGAGAAGATTTGTGACTTTTTGGTTGGAATTGTTGTATTTGCTTCGATTAATCTTGTCATTACACCACCCATTGTCTCAATTCCTAATGAAAGTGGGGTAACATCCAATAAAAGAACATCTTTTACATCACCAGCTAATACACCACCTTGAATCGCAGCACCCAAAGCAACAACTTCGTCAGGATTTACACCTTTTGACGCTTCTTTTCCGAAAAACTTCTTAACTGCTTCTTGAATTGCAGGGATTCTAGTAGAACCACCAACCAAAATAACCTCATCAATGTCATTAATTGTCAATCCAGCGTTTTTAAGAGCTGATTTACAAGGTGCAATCGTTCTTTCAACCAATTTATCAATAATTTGTTCAAACTTTGCTCTTGTAAGTGTTTTTACAAGGTGTTTTGGTTGATTATCAATTACCATAAAGTAAGGTAAGTTAATTTCAGTACTTTGAGATGAAGATAATTCAATTTTTGCCTTCTCAGCTGCCTCTCTTAACCTTTGGATTGCCATAGAATCATCATTCCAAGCACCATTGTTCTCATTTTTGAACTCGTTTTTTAACCAATCAGAAATAGCATTGTCAAAGTCATCACCACCTAAGTGTGTATCACCATCGGTTGATAATACTTCAAATACACCACCACCTAATTCTAGTACAGATACATCGTGTGTACCCCCACCACAGTCAAAAACAACGATTTTAGAGTCCTTGTTTTTCTTATCAAGACCATAAGCAAGAGCAGCTGCAGTTGGTTCATTGATAATTCTCTTAACTTTCAGACCCGCAATCTCACCAGCTTCTTTTGTTGCTTGTCTTTGAGCATCATTGAAGTAAGCAGGAACTGTGATAACGGCTTCAGTTACTTCTTGACCCAAATAATCTTCAGCAGTTTGTTTCATTTTCTGTAACACCATTGCTGAGATTTCTTGAGGTGAGAATTGTTTATCATCAATCTCTACTCTTGGGGTGTTGTTTTTCCCTTTTACGACCTTATAAGGAACTCTCTTAACCTCTGACTTGGTTTCGTCATAATTTGAGCCCATAAAGCGTTTGATTGAATAAATTGTTTTGTCAGGATTGGTTACAGCTTGTCTTTTTGCTGGGTCTCCAATCTTTCTTTCACCATTGTCAACAAATCCAATGATTGAAGGGGTTGTTCTTTTACCTTCATTGTTTGTTATTACAATTGGTTCTCCATTTTCCATTACGGCTACACACGAGTTTGTAGTCCCTAAATCGATTCCAATAATTTTACTCATATTTTGTTCGTTTTTGTTTGAATTATATTGTTTATTTTTTATGTAGTCAATTCTACTCACAAACATTTGTTATAAAAAATTAATCCAAACCTTTTTAACCTGACAAATTGTCAGTTTTAATGACAAAACATAATTTTTTTTATTATTTTTATAAAAAAATTGATTTTTCTAAAATCTTATCGTATTTATTCCTAAAAGAAAAAAAATGGACATCAATCTAAACAACATATACAATTTTTAATTCATAACCCCCTTATTATTAGGGGGCTTTTTTTTATAAACCAATAAACAAAATTAATAACAAAAATGAAAAACACACAAATCTACAACGAGTTAGTACAAAAGATGAGAAACTTTTTCCAAGCCAAAGGTTTCTTGGAGGTTCCAACACAATCTAGACTTTCAATCCTTGCCGCTTGTGAAAATCCACATAGCATCACAAAATTTGAATATTCAGGTGAAATTTGGCCTTTACCACAAACAGGTCAAATGTGGTTGGAATATGAATTACTTCTAAATCCTGAATTTCCTGGTGTATATTGTATCTCCACATCATACAGACAAGAAGCAAACCCAATCCCTGGTCGTCACGACTTAATCTTCCCTATGTTCGAAGTTGAAACAAAAGGAACTAAAGAAGATATGGTTAAACTTCAAGCGGAAATGTTAGAATATTTGGGATTTGATATTCCAATAGTTGTAGATTATAATGAACTTTGTGAAAAATACGGAACTGAAATCCTTGAAGCTGAACACGAAACAAAAATGTGGAATGAAATCGGTGATTCTATCTCACTTCAAAACTTCCCATTGAGAACAAATCCTTTTTGGAATATGCAAAAGGGTGAAGGTGACAAATTCCAAAAGGTTGATGTTATCCTTTTCGGTCAAGAAACAATCGGTTCTGCTGAAAGAAGTTGTGATAAAGAAAGTATGAAAGAAATGTTCTACACAATCGAAGGTGGGAACTACTCAGCAAAACTTTTTGAATTATTTGGTAAGGAAAGAGTAGAAAAAGAATTGGAACATTTCTTATCTTTGGATTTCTTCCCAAGATTTGGATGGGGTTGTGGCCTTACAAGATTGGCAAGAGCTTATGAATTGAATCTTACAAAAAAACTTACTGAAGCAATCATTTAATTATGGCGAAAAAACTAAACCCTGAACCTCAAATGACACAAGATACCAAATCAGAAGTTGTTATAGACCACGGAGATATCATCCAAATATGGAAATATGACAAAAAATTGGGTAGAAATGCCTATGAAGTGGAAAATGTTTATAAAGGGGAAGCTAAGTTTAGTAAATTAAAAAAGGGGTCGAAATAGACCCCCTTTTTTTTATTCTTTTTCCTCTTTTCCTGAGTATTTAACCCCCATTATTGTACCGATTATACTAAATGCGTTAGTTAATAATATACCTAACATATTTGACCAAGTAGAACCAATCATTTGTGTATCTTTGTTTATTACTAAAGCCAAAATATACATAAATGTGGTTATAATACCGATAGATATAATAACACCTAATGCAATTCTCACGATGTTACCAATTAATTCGGTTTGTTTTTTCTTTTGTAGAACATCCAAATCATTAACCGCTGCAGTTTTGGCTTCTTCTGCTTGGATTCTTGCTAATTCTGACTTGGCCATCTCTTGTTGAAGTTCCACACTCATTCTTTGGTTGTCTTGTTGCCAAGCAAGTAACTCTCTATTTTGAACTTCGAAAGTCATTTTTGCCTCCTCAACCTCTTTCAAAGAAACTTGGAGTTCATCCATTATTCTTTGATTTTCAGTATTGAGTTCAATTAGTTCTTTGTTCTTTTCCTGAACTTGTTTTGTTATTTCTAACCTTTTTTTTCTTGTTTCTTTATCTTTATCCTTACAATTCTCAACATATTTAGCAAAATCAGGGTCATCTGAAGAGTCAATAATCTTCAAAATATTACCTTCTAAACCAATATTTTTCTTTTCGAGTAATTCTATTAACTCTTGTTTTGTTTCCTTATTAAATTTCATTATTTATACACCTTAAATGAGGCAGTTCCTTTTTTATAGCCTTCATAATCTTTTTTGAATTCTTCTAATCTAGGTTCGATATCATCAGATTTTATAATCCAAAATTGTGCGCCAGCTTGAACAGCTTTAGCTTGTTCTTCAGGTTCATTAGATGAGGATATAATCCCTATAACCACATTATTACCATACTCAAAGTTAATCTTTCTAATCAATTCTATACCATCAAAGGAAGAACCAATTATATTTAAATCAACAAATACACACTCAGGTCTATCTGAATAATCACCACCCAACCATTTTTGAAAAAGTTTAGCGGCTTCATCAGAACTATTCAATGATTTTAGTGATAAACTAATATCTAATAAAGAACAAGCGTCTTCAAAAACTAAATGGAACAAGTCCTCATCATCTACCAACATTAACGAATCAATCATTTTTTGTTTTTTTTTTATTTTATGTTTATTTTCATTTTAGTACCAATATCATTTTTTTCACATGTAATTTCAAATCCGTGTTCTTCTAAAATTGCAACACAAATATTTAACCCTAATCCTGTACCACTCTCTTTTTGTCCTTCTTTTCTTGTATATGGTTTTGATAAATGGTCGAAATCTTGTTGAGTGATTCCTCTACCATTATCTTGTATTATTAACAAATCCCCCTCCATAAATATTTTAACAAATTTCGTATCAGAATCGTTATATTTCAAACCATTTCTTATCAGATTATCAATTGATGTACAAAACAATGACTCATTCACATCTTTAGTTATTAATTCCTCGATATGAACCTGACTTTTGTATGAGGTTGTTGCTAAGTAACTTTCTAAAATACTTTTTAGATTACATTCTGTTTTATTTAATACAACATCTTTTTTTACTAAGTTTGTAAATTCATAAACACCTTTATAAACTTTTTGAGCATGGCTCAACCCATCTTTAATCATTTTAAATGGTGCTGTTATTTTTAACTCCTCTATTTGTTCAATAGTTAATCTTCGTTCTAATGAACTAACTCCCCTAGGTATGTATGTGTTAATACCTGAGTGCATATCGTGTCTTAGAATCTTTGCTGCGTGTTCTAAATAAGTGTTCTTTTTCTCAATTTCTATTGATTGTGTAATTCTATCAGTTATATCTGTTGCAATTTTCATTACTCTTTGTACTTTACCATCTATATCAAATACAGGATTATATGAAGCTTGAATCCAAACTTTGTTTTTATCTTTAGTAAACCTTAAAAACTCATCAGTAACATATTCTCCACTTTTTAACAATTTCCAAAACTCTTTATATTCAGGAGATTTTGAATATTCCTTTGAAACAAAAATCTTATGATGTTTACCTTTTAATTCTTTTTCTTCATAACCCATTTTTTCACAGAATAAACTATTAGCAAACATAATTTTACCATCCAAATCAAACTCAATAACCATATTCGATGTATTAATAGCATTCATCCTATTTTTTATATCAATTTCTTTTTTCTTGACTTCTGTTACATCATATCTGATTGACATATACCCCAAAAACTTACCATTTTCATCAAAATCACCTTTTATATATGAATCAACCCAATATAAGTTACCATTTTTATCCCTATTTGTAACAATCTCATTCCAAATCTTTTTCTCAACGACAACATCTTTGTACATATTAGCCCAAAACTCCTTGGGATGTTTACCCGAATTAACAATACTATGGTCTTTTCCTCTTACTTCATCTAAAGACCATCCAGATACTTCCTCAAACTTTTTATTTACATATGTTATTCTACCTTTATTGTCCGCTTTAGAAACCAAAACAGATGTATCAACAAACTTTTCGAACTCTTGTAAATTACCTCTCAAAATATTACTTTCTTTAACCGAATAAGCAAAAGAATATAGTGATGATAACATTTGAGCAAAGTTAACTTCTAATCCAATCCATTCCCTTAATGTTTTACTCTCAATACACACAACACCAATTACATCGCCTCTGTACATAATTGGAACATCCAACATAGATTTAATACCAAGGGGTTTCAAATACCCTTCAACAAAACAATATGTTGCGGTATGAGTTTCAGCATTGTTTGCAATAATAATCGGATTGATTTCTAAGTGTTCAAAATAGGCGATAAAATCTTTTTTATACATTTCCGCCCCACTATACCATTCATCTTCTTTTTTAATATAAAGTTGTTGACAGATAATTGAGGTTTTATCTGAATTATATAACCAAATTGAACATCTATCAGCATCAATTGATTCTGTTACTTCCTTTGTTAAAGTTTTTGCCCCATCCTTTACATTTCCTTGATAAAATAATGAATTGTGTGATTGTGATATAAGAACTTTGTTAAGTTTTTTGGAGTATTGTGTTAATTTTATATTATGTTTTAATTTATTAGTATATTCTTTTACCAAGATTGAAAAGAATGGTAAAAAAACAATAAAACAAGATAATTCAATTATTTTGATTAATTGTAGTGCGTCATTTATAAAAAATAATGAAATCATCTTCATTATAAAGAAAATTGACATAATTAAAACTGAAAAGTAAATAGAAATTTTAACCTTGATTGACATAATTGATAACTTTTTTTTATATAAATACTAACTGAACCTAGTTAATTGGTATTTATAAAAAAAACTATAAAACTATGTTAAAAATCGGTTCACAAGGAGAATTAGTTAAACAACTCCAAACAAAATTAGGCGTTACTGCCGATGGTGCATTCGGTCCTGGTACTGACAAAGCACTTAAAGAATGGCAAACTAAAAATGGTTTAGTTGCTGATGGTATTGCAGGTCCTGCAACACTTGAGAAAATGGGGGTATCTCTTCCAAAAGTCGAAAAAGAGACATTAAAATTGGACAAACTTAAAGGACAAATTCCTGATTCAGTAATCAATGAAATTAATGCCAATGGTGAAAAGTTCGGTATTATCACGAATTTGAGATTGACACACTTTTTAGCACAATGTTCAACAGAATCAGGTAACTTCAAAGCTGTTAATGAGAATCTTAATTACTCAAAGGATGGTTTGATGAAAATTTTTCCAAAGTATTTTCCTGGTAACTTAGCTGAATCTTACGCTTATAAACCTGAGAAAATTGCATCTCGTGTTTATGGAAGTAGATTGGGTAATGGTGATGAAACAACTAAAGAAGGTTGGAAATATCGTGGAGCAGGTTTTATACAGTTGACAGGAAAAGACAACTTCAAAAAATTTGGTGAGTTTTTAGGTGAAGATTTAGTAACAAATCCAGACTTAGTTGCAACGAAATACCCTTTAACTTCCGCAGCATTCTTTTTCAATAGTAACAATCTTTGGTCTGTTTGCGACCGTGGTACTGGTGAAGATGTTGTAACAGAAGTAAGTAGAAGAGTAAATGGTGGATTCAATGGTTTAGACCACAGAAAACACGAGTTCAAAAGATTCGAAAAATTACTTTTAGCTTAAAAAAATTAAACCCCACTTTTTAGGTGGGGTTTTTTATTATAAGAACTCAATTTCGTTTGTCTCAGGATTCCATTCGATTGTAAGTGGTTTGTGATGGTAATTATAACTTTCATTTAATACTGCGGCATTAATGTAGTGAGTGTCACCATCAAATGTGTAACCATATCCTGTGTGAATGTGTCCACACACATGAATCTTTGGTTTAATTTCTTTGATTCTATCAGTCAATAATTCACAACCAAGATTTTCAGGTCTACCAATTACTTTATCAACATAACCATAAGCAGGTCCGTGAGTAATTAATATGTCTGTATTATTTGGAATGTTACCCCACTTTTCTTTTAACTCATAACCATTCCTTGGTAGATTGAATGCCCAATTATAAAACTCAGGTTGCCAAGGACTACCATAAACACTTACAAGTTTTTCACCCACCAATACTTCATTATCTTCTATATATGTTATGTCACTATAGAAGTCCAAGATTTCTTTTACTTTCTCAGTATTGATTTGGAATCCCCAATCGTGGTTACCCGCAATGAATACTTTGTGAGTGTAATTGTCCAAACTATTGTACCATTTACAGAACTCACGAATTTCGTGTTCATAACCCATAGAAGATATATCACCAGCATGGATTAACAAATCACCACCAGGTAAATCATCAGTAACAAACTTGTGTTTGTTGTGTGTGTCAGATATAAATGTTATTTTCATAATTGTTGTATTGTCTTTATTTTAATACAAATATAAAGATATTTATGAATAAAAAATACAAAAATGAAAACAATTATTAGATTAACAGAAAATGATTTATACAAAATTGTTAAGAGAGTAATCTCAGAACAAGTAAGTGATGAAAACAAAGCAGGAAATTACCTTAAAAATAGTGTCCCATATTCTTTCAAAGGTCTATTTCCAATAAGACCAGATGTACAAAGTGCAACAATAACCTTCGATAGAACCCTTGGTAACATACCATCACCTCAAATTACCAAACAACCTATCAATGTTGCAGGTATTGAAAATGGTGTTCATTTTTTTATTAAAGATGAATCAGAAAGTCTGAAGTCTTATTTGAACTCCGTTTTGACTATGAACCTAAATAGTCTTGCAGGAAAACTAACAATAAATGGACAACCTTTAGACCAAGGGAGACCAGTTGACGAACCAAATGTAGGACCTACTTTTTACACAATTAGTAATGAGTTTAATAAATTGATTGGTGACCTTTCTTCAGGATTAGGTTTGTCAGGAAATCTGAACCCAAACAACGTTATGACATTTGTTAATTCAGTACCATCTATGACTAGAGATGAATTAAATAATATTATGAGAGCTGTAGAAAGTTTCAGAAAAGCATTCGGAAACTTCAAGACTGAGTTTGAAAAAAAGGGTGTTCAAGGACTTGATTTAGGTAAATTTTCTAACGTTGAAAAATATGGTCAAGCTTACTTTGGTGATAAAATGCAAGTGTATCTAACATTACAAGTTGATGATACAGGTGATGACCAATTGGATTCTAAATATGAAACATTCCGTGATATGATTGGACAACAATATTTGGAATTTGTAAAAAATGGAATAAAACAGAATAACATTTTTATACCTTCTTTAGAATCATTGTTTAAGGCGAGTCCAAGAATTAAAAACGAAATTGATAAAGGCGGTATTGGGGGAATGAACAAACTAAATCCTAAAATAAGTAAACTTGTTGTTGTGGTTTATTCACCAAATCCTGGAGGTGTAGAACTTGCTTAAAATATAAAAACACTACTTACGTAGTGTTTTTTTTTACCATTCCTTGTCTTGGAAGTCTGTGTAGTAAACCTTATTAGTGTAGTTAAATGAAAACTTTTCATTCTTGATTAGAGTTTTACAATAGTCTTTGTTTGGAAGTGATTTAGATAAGTAACTCATAAATGTTCTATCAATCCAAGCGGCTAATACATCATCCTTGTCATTACTATTGATATTCATCTTTTCTTCTGAGGATAGTGAATTGAACCAAGTCATAGCTAATGTGTAACTTTTATCAGTTATTCTATCAAAGTGAACTTCAACAGACTCAACTAATCTACCATTGTAAATCAACTCCACTCTAAAATCATACTTTGTTTTGTACTCAACAATACTATCAACGTAGAAAATAGAAAAAGGAATGTAATTCAAAGAATAATTTACCTTTTGATTCAAGTCAATTTTTAATCTTGTGGTATTGAAAGAAATGAAACTAGGTTTTGAATGATTGTCAATTGAAAAAACAGAATTAACCTCAGTTACATATTTTTGGGCATCAACAAACATAATATCATCACCATCGAAGTAATGTTTGTTTTTATTAACATCATTACCTTCAGCAATGTACAATTTGTTAGTTCTTATGATACCATTAGTAACATCAGAAATTGTGTCAATTGATTTAGATGGTAATGTTAAATCACCTACCATCATTGTAACTTGACAAAAAATAGATGTGGAAACCAAAAATGAAAGGAATAAAATACTTGTTCTCATAATCTCATCGTTTTTTTTTACAAGATAAACATATTTATTATAAAATAATAGAAAATAAAAAAAATTAAAAAATAAATTATGAGAAGAACTGTAAGATTAACTGAAAGTGATTTAGTTAAATTAGTAAAAAGAGTAATCAGTGAACAAGCAACAAGTTGTATGGAACCATTACAATCTCATTTAGAGGGTATGATGAACTTAGGTCCTAATTTCAAAGAAGGCCAAAAGAAACCATATAGAGATTTGCTTATTCAAAATTGTAGTGCTCTTGAAAGTTACATAAAAAGTAACCCTAATGTACAATTTGGTACAGAAACATTAAAAGCAAATAAGACAGCATTTGCATGTGTAACTTCTGTTAATTTTGGCAACAAAGAAGAGGATAAAGATATGGCTGTTGCTTTAGCTAAAGTTGGGGCTTTTGTAAATTGTGTAAAAGGTTCTGGTGGTAAATAAAAAAAAAGGATAATTATTATAAAAAAAACGAACTTAAACTAAGTTCGTTTTTTTTTATTTAATCGAAGTGTGTTACTAAATAATCATTCTTTTGACTATAATATATAGACACAAAAAACATCTTTTTTTCTGATGAGTTCTTTGATTTATATTCTATTACGATTCTTTCACCTTTATCCGATAAAAAATGTCTTGAGCTATGATAAGGAGTTCCCTCTTCATACAAAAAGGTTAAAAATAAAAATTTTTTTTCGATATCAGAATTACTATTAAGCACCAATAGATTTTCATATTCATAAAAAGTAATTAAATTATTTTGTTCCTCAATTATTCTATCATCATCGAGTGTACGTATTTGTTTTATGTTAGAATCCAAAGTGTCTATTCTACTATCAATTAAATCAGTTTTATTAAAATAAAAACCAATTTCTTTGAGTCCTTCTAATTCTAATGAATCCCATGTTGGTTCAGAATTAGGTATTCTTGATTGAGAATTAATATTTTGGGATGTAAAAACGAACAAGAAAAATAAAATTAAATTTTTCATACTTACTAATATTATATGTTTATAAATAAATTATATATACTCAAAAAAAAAGTTTTAGAAAATTTAATCCCACCAACCTCTCATACCAGAACCATCAAATTGGTCATCCCAATCTTTTTCCTTGTCGAACTTATCGTAGTCTTGTCCCTTCAATATTTCCCACAATTCATTCCATTCTTCATTTTCAAGCTCAGTAACCCTATTGAAATATTTGTTGTTGAATTCTTTTTCTTCATCAGAATCATAGTCAACTAGTTCAAAATAATCAGGTTTATCCTCACAAGGAACAAATTCGATTTTACTGGTATTGTAACCTCTACCCAATTCTTTTTCAACGATGTCAAAGTATCTGTCCTCACGGATATTCTTTAGGATTTCAACAACTCTGTTCATTTTATCAACTTTCTTGAATCGTGGTTTTTCTACCTCATTTCCTTTCACCTTGAGGTTTTTAGCCATATGTTCAGTAGATATCTCAATGAACCTCAAAGTCCCATTATAATCCCACCAGTGATGATTCCATAGGGCTTTTCTAAATCTCCAAATGTTTTTTAAAAAGTTAGGTAAATCTTTGAATAGGAATATTCGCAATTCATCATACCAAGTATATCCGTAAGCCATAAATTTTTGTTTTGATTAAAATAAGAAAAATTGTGAAATGTTTGAAAGAAAGTTCCCTTTCTTTTTTCGTGTTTTAGAAAGTTTACCTTTTTTTTCTTTTTCGAAATTGGAACTAAGTTGCCCCATCTGTTTGTCAGTTAATTCTTTGTTCCATTTTTTGACATACAACTCGAACAATCTTTCAGTTGTTCTCACTTGTTCTTCGTTCTGACAAGAATCAAGAACTTTCATAACCCAAGTGTATTGATTTAGTAACTCGTGCTTTGTCATTTCGATTTATTTTATTGGGTGAACAAATATTTCTCAGACAAAGATAAGTTTTATAATCTAATCCTCAAAATATTTTACATATTTTTTTATTGTTTGTCTTCTTTTTTTGTCGTCCACATCCGCAAATACATCAACAAGTAAATTATCAATTTTATCAATCAACTTTTTAAAGTTACCTCTTACAGGAACTGACTTGTCATCAACTAAAATCCTATATTTACCAAAGTATTCCTGAAATTCTGTTGGAACTTCATTGACTGGAAAATTTCTCCTCAAATAAACTAAAACTTTATCGTCAGCTTCTGTGTATTTGGCAAGTATATCCTCTTTTTCTTCTTCTGTAAGTACTATTCTTTTCATATTTATATAAATATTGATGATTATAACAAATTTACTTATTTTAATCAAATGAAGAAAGGATTATGGATTTTATTGAATAAAGTTTTCAAAAAGGATTTAGAGCTTCTTTATGGTATAGGTAGTGATGTAGAAATAACTAACATTATATTCAGTACAAATAATAAAATTCACGTGATTAGTTGTAAGTTAAAAATCGGAGATGTTAAGTTGTATGAAGACATAGGTGAAACAGGTTTAAATTATCTATTTGAAGAATCTTGGAAGTATTTGGGATTTTATGATAAAAATTTTATGCTACAAATATCTTTTGATTTGACATTTTAAATTAATGTGATTATTATTCATTCAATAAAACATTACAATTTAAAATGAAAAAAATTCAAGTAGGTGACACCGTTATAGTCAATTATACAGGAAGATTGGAAGATGGGACAATCTTTGATTCTTCACTTAATGAGGGACGTGAACCATTAACATCAACATTAGGTCAAGGTCAACTCATTTCAGGTTTTGAGGATGGTTTAATTGATATGGTAGTTGGTGAGACAAAAACAATCGAAATTGAACCTGAGAATGCCTATGGCAATTATCAATCAGAAATGATTACAATAGTATCCAAGAGTCAAGTACCTGAAACAATACAAGTTGGTGAAACCCTCCAAGGAAACACACCTAATGGACCGATTATTGTAAAAGTAATTGAAGTGACTGATGATTCAGTAACTTTGGATGCTAACCATCCTCTTGCAGGAAAAAAATTAATCTTTGATTTGGAAGTTATGGGTATTTCTTAGGAAATACCTTTTTTTTATTCATACATATACTTTTCATCATTTGGGAACTCTTTCTCAAACAACTTTATTAATCTTGCTGAATATGCGTTAGCCTCATCCTCATTAATTCCACCAATGTCAGGTCCTCTTTCTCTTCCCAAAATTGTCATTTGATATTCATGAATCCATTCATGAGCTAATGTTCTCAATATATCTCGATTCATCCTACCTGATGTTAATACTTTCAAGGTATGATTGGTGTTCCTAGACCCAGTAGTCATTACACCTTCCCTTTCACCAAGTAATTCAATAGTCAAGTCGTATTTTAAAGGGTAATTCTTTTGAATGAATTTAATAAACTCCAAATACAACTTATGTGTGGTCTTTTTTTTATCGTCTTTAAATACAATTTTGACTTTCATATCTATAAATATCATTTATTATAATTAAAATAAACAATGAATTATTGATATTTATTTAAAAAAGTGTTGTGAAAAAAATTGTCATTTCTGAAGAAGAAAAAAAACATATAAAAGGTCTATACAAAATTAATGAACAAGGAAAATCTCCTTTAGACATTATTTTTAGTACAGCATTAGATAAATTAGAAAAATTTAGAAGAGGTGAAATTGACCCTGAAGATATGACAACATCTGATTCAACATCCGATAGTAGTGAATATGATTCTTCATTAGTATCAAGTTTCGAACCTGGAGAATTTTTTGTACATCCAAATGCTGAATCTTTTAAAATTACTTACGGACCATCAGCAATAAAATTAAATTCACCCTCTGAATTGTTACTTAAAAGTATTTTTGCTCAAGCAAATACATCAAATTTGAAAGTTACAAGTACTTTAAGAACGTATGAAGACCAAGCGAGAGTTAATAAACAAAATAGTAGGTCAAATATAGCATCTTGGTATGGACAAGATGTGGTAAATGTTTGGGATAAATATATGTCAGGTGAATTAACACAAAAACAATATGCTGATTTTTTAGAAGATAGAGATAAAAAAAGAGGTAAAGTTTTAAGTAACCATATACCTGGATTTGCTATCGATGTTGCACCATATAGTGAACAATTTGCAAGTGCCGCAGAAAAATTAATGAAAACCCCAAACTCTGGGATAAGAAAGGTTCTAAGAGAAAAGAATAATAACGCTGTTCACATAGAATTCAATTTTCCTGTGACAGATAAAGGTGGTATTGGCACGATTCCAAAAATGCCATCAAAAAAAGAAGAAAAAAGATTTGATAAACAAATGTCTAAGGGGGGTATCATTGTTGATAAAAATAATAATACATCAAATTATGCAATTGTTTTCGGTGGTTCACCAAGTAGTTCATATGGTGCTCAGTTTATGTTTGATAAAGGTTCAAAAATACTTTCAGACAAAAATGTAGTTTATAGTAATTTTGAAAATTCATTGGACAATGTTTTGAATCAGATTAAATTACAAGACCCTAAGGCTAAAATAACTTCAGTAAGTGGATTTTCAGCTGGTGGTAAAAATGCTTGGGAGGCAGCAACTAAAGGTTATAAGGTGGGTTTAATTGACCCAGTTGTACCTGATTTTGCAACTCAATTTGTTGGTTCTAATTTTAATGGTGAATTACCCTCAAACATCAAAATGATATCAAGACAAGAAAATTGGTCGGGGCAATTTAGAAAACATGGTGAAAGATTAAAAAACTTAGAGTCGACTCAACCTGAGGTACGAAGAAATGTTAAACATGCCGATATGCCAAGTCAATTTTTTAGTGACTTTAAAAACTTTGTGTAAAAATATTAAATTATGTCAAGAAGAATGATAATCTCAGAAAATGAGAAAAATAGAATCAAAAGTTTGTATAAAATAATTGAACAAGAAATAAATCCTTTAGATATTATTTTTAAAACCGCAATGAAAAAACTAGATGATTATAGAAGTGGTAAAATTTCACCTGATGCCGATAATAAAGATACCGAATCAGATACTGAAATCGATGATAAAACTACTCCGTATAAATCAAGTGGTAAAGGCGATTTTTATGACATAACAAAAAAGGTTATTGAAAATTTTGAAGGCGGTTATTGGAATCCTGAATGTGCTGGTTATCCAGGTTCAAAACATCCTCGTAAAACAGGAATGTATAGTAGGTCAGGTGAAACAATGTTCGGATTGGATAGAGAAGCAGGTAAGATTGAAGATATATCCTCAGATGGAAAAAAATTCTTTCAGTTGATTGATGACCAAAAAGAAAAGATGGGTATGGATAATTTTTGTAAAAAATGGACTTGGAATTATAGGGGTGGTGAAATTAAAAATCAATTACTTGATTTAGCAGTAAAAACTATGAAAAGTTTGTTTGATAAAAATTCAAAAAATTATTTATCTGAAAAAGCAAGAAATATTGTAAATAATAGTAATCCATTATTATTACACTTCTCATACGCCACGTGGAATGGTCCTGGTTTCTTCAAAGATTTTGCAAAAAGTATTAATAAAGGTGTTGATGAAGGCAAATCAGAGAAGGAATTAGTCAAAATCGCTAAAAACGATAGAGACAGAAGATTAGGTGGTGGTGCATGGGCTAAAGCAAACGAAAAGGTAAAAGCTCTCATTGATAAAGAAGCCTCAGGTATAGTATAAAATTATTCTTTTCGACAATAAGGTACTTTACCTGAAGGGTCTTGTAGTACAACTCCGAATTCTGTTTTAATTTCAGTAGGATTAGGTGGATTTTTAACACTCGAACATAACGATAAGTTCTCATATGTTTTTTTATCCAACTTTTTAGTGGTTGTTGTTGTTACAACACCTTGTTCCATTAATCTATTTTTTTCAATTAAAACATTTCTTTCTTGTATGAGTTTTGTTTTTCTGTATGACATATTGTTTTTAAATATAAATATATATCTAACTCAATAATCTTTTAACCTGTTCCATAATTTGTACTTGTCTTCGTTCCAAATCATTAATTCTTTGTTTTTGTTGATTAGACAACTCCAAACTTTCACCTTTTATTCTATTTATTTCATTAAATAATTTGGTATGTTCATTTAGTAAACTACCATAAATTTGAGCTTTTTGTTCTTCAGTCATTTTTGTATTTTATGTTTTTTATCAAAAAATATGAGTTTTATATAAAACTTAGTGTTATTATACTATCAATAATACAACCATTTATTCTTTTGTCAATATGTGGTGAATTATGGTCTTTATCAAGTTATTGGAGAACACCACTTCAACCAATGTTCATAATAATAAACGCAGCCACAAGTTACTTCTTCTTTAGTACAGACAAATGGTTGGTACCTTCGATTCTGTTATTACTTCTGACTGCGTTTTCTTTAGACCTA